TTCTTTAGGGAATTCATACCCTAAATCTGTAAGTCCATCTTCAAGAATTCCAGGGGTTAATATGTCAAAATCGTCATTCATATATACTTCTAATACTTCTTTACGGATACGAAACCCATTGCCTACTTTCTTTGCATGGATTTCCCCTGTACTAATTAGTTTGTACAACAACTTTGTTGAGATTTTTAAAAAATCCGCGGCTTCTTGCGCCGTAAGAATTTCATTACTCATTCGGCTTCCTTTCTATTTTTGGTAAATCGTAATTCATATTCACGGTCGCAATTAAGTGCAGGTGGAAAATCATTAGGGTTATCCTTAATCCACTCACGCATGTTTGGTTCCGAGATACGATGCTGAATTAAATGCCACGCGTCGTGCTCCTTGAGGTATTCTTCAAATGGAGTCCAATCGTTTACCCAAAACCTGTCTTTAACTACGCGGGTAATTAAACCATGCGCAGTTCTCAGGCTGGTTACACCTTGCGCCTTGCATAGTTCGTGGATTTCGTGAGCAACTAATTCCTGTTGCTCTTTAAGTCTTGCATCTTCTTTGGCTACTTCTGAACGCTTGGCTTTAATCTTTGAATAGATTAGTGCCAGCTTGTCTGCTGTGATTTCACTCATTTGAATTCTCCTTTCGTAACGAGCAGGATGTAATCTTATATGTATTTTTTAACCCTGTCAAGCATGTTCTAGTATATTCGTGTATTTACATTTGCAATATCTCTTTATACATATTGATTAAACTCGCGTGACTTTCAACGCGCTTGTCTAGCATGTCATACATTCTCTCCTCTGCTGGGCTACCTTGAATCATAAAGATTGTTACTTTAGTATCTTGACCATTACGATGGGCGCGTGAGTTAGCTTGCAAGAATGTCTCAACTGATGATGTCGGACCAAACCAAATAACTGACGATGCCGCAGTCAATGTAATACCATGTGATGCCGCTTGTGGCTGAATTACAATCACTCTTGTATCAGGGCAATCTTGAAAGTCCTTAATGATTTCACCACGTTTAACAGGACTGACATCGCCATGTATATAGGATGTCTTAATACCACGAGCATCCAAGTGGTCACGTATCATCTCAATCGTATGTCTGAATGGTGCAAACACGATGGTCTTTTTACTAGCTTCGTCAATGATTTCATCCATGACGTTGAGGCGGTTAGATGCATCAAAGCGTAGCACTTCTCCAGTATCCGAATAGACTGCGCCACATGAGATTTGTAATAACTTATTAAGATTAGCCGCCGCGTGTACTGCACTGACTTCTTCTCCTGCCGCATGCATTAGCATGTCTTTCTTCATCTTACGATAATATGAAATCTGTTGTGCCGTTAGCTCTACGTCACGGCGCGTGAATACCATGTCAGGTAAGTCCAAGCATTGTTCTTTGGTAAACCGAATGGCTGGTTGTAGTGCATTGAATACAATGTCTTTAGCCTGTGGGCGCGGCACCCATTTAAACTGGGTTACCTTTTGCATTACCATCTCTTTCCACTGCGTGTAGTATTTTGGCACTCTATCGGGGCTGACTAACTTAGCTAATCCATAAGCATCTTCAGGTGATTGTGCCGCTGGTGTACCTGTCATCATCCATAGCTTAGGCTTCATGGTGTTCATGATTTTATTAAACGCTTTCCACCTACGAGTCGAAGTAGACTTAAAGTTATTAGCCTCATCAACGATGATTAGGTCAAAGCCTCCTGCAATAATCTCATCCATAACAATCTCAATGCCGTCATAGTTAATTATCACAAACTCTGCATCTGACTGAATCACGCGTTTACGAACTTCTTTAACTCCGTGGGCAATACCAATCTTGCGGTGCATGACTGACCGTGCTAAATCTTCTTTCCATGCCGCATGCATAATAGAAATCGGGCATATAACAAGTACGCGCTTAACCTCACCAAGTGTCATAAGATAGTCAGCCGCCCATGCCGCAGAACAAGTCTTGCCTGTACCTTGTTCAGATAGTAAGAAACATCGGTCGTAGGTTGATAAGAATTCTGCGGTTGTCATTTGGTGTGACATAGGCTTATAGATACCTGTCCAATTGTATTTCATTGGGGCAGGCGGTGCGGATTTGAACCCAAGAGAATGAAGGGCACGAACTTCGTCGCGCCCCCAGTAAACCATTACCTCATCAATATCAGTATTAAGGATTCGCCCAATCAATTTACTCTTGGTGATTGTCTTTAATATACTGTCAGTAAGTCTAGTTTTTAGTTTTAGTGCTTTTCCGTTTAGGACTTCCATGTGCATTATCCGATTGGTTTGCGCTAGGGTCACGTAGTCGGAGATTCCCCGATGATGTTTTACCGCCAGCACGTATTGGTTTTATGTGGTCAATGTCTTTACCTGCACGGTCAATACCTTTTTTATCGTATTCACGTCGTGCTTTTTGTCTTTCTAGTTGGTCTTTTGTTTCGCCTCTAGCTTTTTGCATTTCGTATTGTTTTTTCCAATACTCAGGTGGCAAGGGTCCTTTTTTACGTGGCATGATTATTTCCTTTTCGGTCGCCAATATTCACAAGATTTATGCGGACACCAGCTACACAACCCACTTGGATTTGGGTTCCATACACCTACATCCGCGCATAATATAATCTTATCGCGTTTTGCCATCCATTGCTGTAATAAATTATTAAATTCACTGCGATGGTATTCACGCTTAACTAACACATCATGGAGCATAAAGATTAACGCGCCTTTAACTGTCATGACCGCAGGGAATTTAGCAAACACCATGAGTGCCATAAGTTCTAATTGCTTTGGTTCGGGGTATGTGGCTTTTCCTGTTTTGTAGTCGATAACACGTGCAGTATTGCCATGAATAATAACCAAGTCAGCAATCCCGCGGAAAATACCATCATCGCTGTCAAAAGGTACGTATTGTCCATTAGCACCGATAGCCATTTCAAGTTCACAATGTTTCTCCCCAGGGTATGCGTTTAGTTTATCCAGCAGGGGCTTGAATCGCGCGTGACCACCCAAGTCCTTACCTTCTTTAATATATTCCTCACATGCGAGATGCACTTCTTTACCGTATAAAGTGGCAGTTGTATCCTCTACAGGATAGGCTTTAAGTACCCGAACTTGATAATACTTGCGCGGACAGTTATCAAATTCTTTCATACCACTAAACGATAATCTCATTTACTTCGCATCCCCATAGCTATCTGCGACCCCACCTTCACCATCGAGCGGTAAATCAGATGCCCATGTTGGTGGTGTTCGCATTATTGTTAATAGTTCTTCTAGGGCTGTTTCAGCATTGTCCTCTTCAACAAGTAATAACACCTCATCGTGAACTGTGCCTACTACATGATACTTCTTACTTACCTCTAGAATAATCTCAGCCATAATATCACGAGCAAGCGATTGTGTCACGCGTTGAAAAACTTTAGAACCATAAACTTTATCGCGACCATTACGTTGTGCGTATGTCACCTCAGACTTACCTGTATCTTTGTTAACAGTACGCTTTAGGTCGGGGTAAGTCATGACCAAACCATTAGGCTTGAGCAATCCTTTGTCGGTTACCTTGATGACACCGTTCTTACAGAACTCTCGCGATTGTTTTTTGAGAAGTGCCTCTAGGACACTTGTACCCTCATTCCACGTGTTGACTACGTTTGCATAGCCTGTGCGGTATAAGGTGGTTAGTCCTTTAGCTTCATCCTCGCTAACTGTCTGCGCGCCCTTACTTTGAATACGGATGGTGCTTTGTAACTTTGCCGCGCCTGTGCCGTAAATCAATGATAGTGATGCGCACTTACCTACAAATCGTTTAGGGTCTGACTTACCAATCGTGTTGTAATCAATCTTATACGCTTGTGATGCAAAGTCACGATACAAGTCAATGCCCTCACGAATTAACTCTAGCTTATCTTCCTGTCCTGCAAGCCATAGCCCTAGTCGCAACTCAATGTTACTCAAGTCAGCTACTACCAGCTTGTATCCTTTGGGCGCGTGAATAGCGAATCGTAACGCGTCAGTTGCTTTAGGTTTTTTTGGGTCGATGCGGGATAGGTTTTGCGGATTGACATCAAAGCCCGACCACCGATGGGTAACACAAGCCCCGCTATATTTGAGCGGGAACGGAAAGGTCCCTCTTTCAGCAATAGACAAGAATGCTTCCGAACGAGTGATACCGATAGTAGACTTGAACCCCATGCGAGCTGCGAAAAGAGCCTGAATGATTGGATTAGGGTGCTCCTCAAGGGACGTAAATTCTTCATCCGTTTTTGCGAAGGCGTAAGTTTCTTTACCCGTGGTCGGGCTAATTTTCCGTGGCGGCTCAACTCCGTTCTCCTTAAGTAGTTTAGCAAATTGTT